ATTTTTAGTGATTGCTAATCTAAATGAATTATTGGTAATTTTTGCAACAAAATAATTACTTCCAGAGGTTAAAATATCAGTTGTAAAACCAACATTTACACCAGTATTAATTCCTATTGGATTTCCTGTGGCGATATATGTAACTTCTTCCCCATCTAAAAACTTATGTTCGCCTATTATTGTATTATCTGTTAAATTAAAATCAAATTCAGTAAATGTTTTTCGATGAGTAAAACCCCTCATTTTTGCTTCACAAATTGCACCTGTTCCATTTCCTCCTGTTATACTTACAGAAGGAATTTCGGAATAGTCAAATCCACTCTCATTTACAATTATTTCTGATAAACTACCTGAAAAGTTTGCATATGCCTCACAACCGCTTCCAGTGTCATCTGTGATTGATATTGTTGGTGGTGTGGAAACATTATAATTTTTTCCTGAATTTAAAACTTCAATATTATCAATTTGTCCATAAAAAACGGAATCCTCAGAAATTGGTGAATGATATTCTACACCATTTAATGATATTCCAACTGGGCCAATTATAGGAAAGTTTCTTTTTGTTATTTGTGGTGTTTTGTATATTCTTTTAAAATTATTTTGATTTGTTAGTTGTCCACCATCATATAAATTTGCGGGACTTATCGTATGAGTTCCAGTTCCTGCATTATCATATCTAATTTCTTCAAAAATACCATTATAAAGATTTTTAGGGTTCAATGCTATCCTAAAAGTATTATTATCAATTACATTTACATAAAAATAACCACTAGAACTACCAGTTATTCCTGAATCTAAAGAAATTGAAATATAAACTCTTTCACCATTTAAAAAATTATGATTAGATATGGTAATTACACTTGTATTTGTGCTAATTCCTGATGATGGAACAGTTTTTGATCTATTTGTTGTTTGAGTGTCAAAAGAAGGATAACCAGAACAAGTAACATAAGTATTTTTATCAGTATCTGAAAAAGAATTTTGAATATTTGATAGAAGAGATGTTATTCCAAAATTAGATGACGTATAATTTATTTTTTTCTTAATTATATAATCACCAAATATAATAGGACTTAAGGAAACTCCACCACTTATTCCAAATCTAGTCGAAGAGTATACATCACTAACAACCGCATTCTCTACTATTAATCCTTTTGTATCTTTAAATATAATATCAATTTTATCTTCTATTTTTAAGAAATGCTCTGTTAAAGTTTCAAAAGTTGTTTGTCCAGCTTGATGTTGTTGAACATCAACGTATGAAATGTTATTATAGAACCAAGTATTAAATTTTTTATCAGAAACATCATATTTTTCACCTAAATGCTTAACTCTAATAGCATCATCTAAAGCAAAATACTTGGTGTTACTAACATTATCAGAGGCACCAGAGATAGACCCAGTTACTCGCATTATGCATATCTTAGTTAAGTCGTTATCTTCGTATCCATATACAAAATTAGTATCAATAATTGGTTCAGACTCTGTTAAAATCTTTGAAATTCCAGTACAACCAAAAAATTGGTTACTTGATTTTGATGTGTACTCTGCTAGTGCATAAGCACTATCTGCGTTTAGATAATAAAAATTACCTGTATCACCATAACCAACAGTGGAATCAACTGTTAAAACTTCTGTTGTTGATGCAGTCCCAACTACTTTAGTTTTTGTTGAAACTTTAAATTTACTTTCTATTGTGCCTTTTGAAAAAGATATTTGGTAATATTTCTTATTCCCTAAAAATTTTGTAGTAACATTTGATACTGCACCAGATGCAGTTGGATTGGTAAATGAATCTTGATATATTTTAACACCAACTAGATTTAAAGGATCTCCACCTAGAGATTCAACCACAATGTCATCAGTTACATCCCATTCAGCTTCAGATGGCATAAATGTTTGATCAAATGGTTTTATAATATCAACTTGCTCTCCATATAACACTTGAAATAAAATTTGAAGTGAAGCGTCTGTTCCTTTTGAACTATAAAAATCTCTTGCTCTTGATAATATATTTTCTACATTTAAACCATAATTAAAACTTTTTCCTTCTAAACCAGGTAAAAAATGATATCTAAACTTTTTATAAAATTCAGATATAAAAAGAAAACTTAAATTAACTACTACTGAATTTGCAACATGTGATGCAGCATTTGTATCACTAAAAGTTAAAAATTCAGGATTTCCCTCAGTTTCAATTGCTGATATTCCACTAAATCCACGAACACATCCTGTAAATGATGTTGATGTTTTTCCAGTATATGTAATAATTTCATTATCAATTTTCAATAATCCATACTTATCAGGAAAACCAGTCGTTTGATTTACGTTAATTACATCATCATATGCATATATTAAAGAAGATATGATTACTGGTGATTCTGGTGCAATACCATTTGGAACGTTAACTGTTTGTTTTTCAACTAAAGAAATATCAGAAACAGTTGATATTTTCTTAAGACTTGAAATATGTTCAGCTAAGTATGTTGTTCCATAGTCATGTTCTTCTGACTCATAGTACTGAGTTAAAAATTCTTTAAAAAGTGGGTTATCTGCTTGTATAAAATCTGGTATCTGACTACCAAGTATATTTGCAATTTTAACTTTTTTATCAGACATTTCTTATCTTGTATATTTTTTATTACTGATGAAACTAGATGGTGGGGTATAATTTGTTCCTGATACATTTGAACCAGAAACAAGAACATCCTCTAATAGATTTAACTTACTGTTTCCTGTAGTATCTAGCACAATATAAAGATTCTCTTTTGCAACAATATCATTAGATTCTGGAGTAACTTCAATTTCAATTCTATTCTCTAGTGTTGTTGATACAATATTTACTGGAAATAGTATTATTTCGCCTTTCACATAGTCAATATTACCTGCGTTATTGTTGACATATGTAATCACTCCACTTTCGATGGTAAAAAATTTAACAATTCCAGTTAATTGGTCATTATTTGGAAAATCTGTTAAATACAAATCCCCTTCAACTCCATCAATTTTAAATACAGAAGAACGAACATTAAACCCTTCCAAATCTGCATGAAATTTATTTCCGTAACAAACTTCATAGGTTGCAAGTTTATTATACGATGGAACTAAATTTCTTCTCATTACGAGATTTGTAATATTTGAAGTTATTCCTGTATCAACCTTATCAATTTGAGAAAGTAACTTACTATACTTCAATCTTCCACCAAAAGAGTTAATATCAGATGATTTTGCATAAGTTTCAATTGCAGATAGTATTCTTGATTGTAAATTTTCCTTATCGGAGACAAATCCTGAATCAAATGAGACCACTGAGTCAAATTCAACATACAAATACATTAAATCAAGAAATTCTTGTTTAATCCCAGCTACTGTGTACTTCTTTAAGTCATTTTTTATTGAATCTTTTGCTACAGCAGACAAAAATTCACCATTTTTTGGTTTAACAGTAATGTAAACCTTCCCAAATTCAGGTGGATCAAGTTCTTCACCCCCATAAGCACTAACAGAGTCGATATTTGGGTATAAAAAGGGTATTAGACTCTTATAATCATTTGGTGTAACTGCTCTATACTGCGATGCATAGACCCTTGGAGCAAGATATTTGATATTGTCTATAGATTCTATCGAATCACCATTTTCAGCAGATTGTGTGGTTGTTAAGAGTGATATACCAGTTGTAATATCAACATCTACACCACCAAAAAGGTATGTTAATCTTCCTGCAAAGTTAAAGTTTGCAGCACCATTACCATCTTCTCCGTCAGTAACAATATAACTCACTATTATATCAGATCCATTTTGTGGTTGTCTACCTAAAACATTGTCACCAAACATAATTTGATATTTTTCGTCATCAATCTCCTGAACTAAAAATAATCTGGATTTTTCATTTACTTCAAATATATTTGTATAAAGATTATATTGATAATCATCAATGGCAAAATCACCCTGACCACTATTTAAATTTTTATAAAAATTTTGTTCTCTGACAGTTACACGAATTGAAGAAGTATCAATATTTGCATTTGGTAAAATAAATCTTTGATTTGCTTGTGAAGTATCTACTTTAAAAGTTTTAGTTAAGTAAGTACCCTCATAAATGGAAATATCATTAAAACTTGCAATTCCATTACTCGTTGGAGTCACTGTAATGTCTTCTGGTATTGAAAATATGTAAGTTCCCCCTTCAACAGCACCCAATGCAACTAAACCTGCGTTTAATTTTACTTGCTGTGCATTTATTGATGATACATCAACATTGAAATTAATTTTTGCAGCCGCAGATTTCTTTGATCTTGGCACATAACCAATATTTCTTGCCAAAGATACGACATTTTCACGTAGAGTCGCACTATCAATGAATGCTTCATTGACGGACATATTCGTATTATAAGCAGTGATGTAAGAATTATATGCTAAAGTATCAATTAAAATTGAGAAGTTTGACCCCTCAAAGTCAAAATCACTAAAATTTGAGTTTGCTCTCAAATAATCTTTGATTTGAGCTCTAAAAGTATTAAAATCGAGGTTAGTAAACTGTGTAAATGACATTATATCCTAGTCGGTTGAAGTAAAAATTCGATATTTTGTTGTGGAAATGGCAAACCTGTGATATCATACTCAACTCTTATCTGTAATTCATATGAATCAACCAAAGATTCAACAATTACATTAGTGAGTCTTATTCTTGGTTCAAAGTTTTTGAGTAAAACAGTGATTTCTCTCTCTAAAAATGATGCAATGTCATCTAAATTCGTTTCAAACAACGAATCTTCGATTGATGTACCTAATAAATCGTTAAAAAATCTCTCATTTATGCGTGTTCGACATAAATTGACCACTGATTTCTTGATTGCATCT